TACTTTTCCACCTCCTAAAAATTTTCCCATATTTTATCTCCTTTTTAGAAATATATCACCAATCTTGCTCGTGAGGGTTATATTCTGATTCGACCTGTTGCTTCTTTTTGATATTACTTCCAAGTACTGAAGAAGATGCCACCACTTCAGCATACGTCATAGCCAAAGCATCAGCGATATCCGGTGAGGGAATCCCCCTATCCTTCATAGCTTGCTTCGGCTCCAAATGAATTTTATGACCGACTATCGTATGGCCATATTCTCTTTGCGTTAATTGTTTTTTCAAATCTGCTGCATATTTCATCTTAGGCTCAGGAAGGCATAAACCTTTCCTGATAGCATCTTTCATTAGCCCCCAAATTTCATCAGACTTACCACGGTATTTTGCTTCGTCTGTCGCTTTCCTTCCAGTAAATACTTCAAGAGGATTATACCCTAAAAACCTCAAATGGTCAACAGGACTTCCTCCGTACCCCCCACCAAAATCAATAAAGATATAAACTTCGTATCCTTCATCCACATATTTATTATAGGTGTTTGCAATCTTCCCCGCTAACTGAACCCCATCTAATCCGTTGTATGCTTCTATTGGAAAAGA